GGAGGCTCGTCCTGGTCAGGTTTCCCCTGCGAAAGCACCAGCCGGTCGAAGTCTTGGTGAAGGTTTTTTTGAAGCTAAGACATCATCTATTTCCCAGGAAATTGACAAGTTCCTCAATCGCCTTGAGAGAGTCGGTCAGTTCATCTCCGGGGCGCTTCCCACAGTTTTTGGCGGCTCAATTCAGGGAGGATCCGGAACCGCCAAAGAATATGAGATGAGCCGAGCGCAGGCTCTCCAGAGACTCCAGATTACGTGGAAAATCGTCAAGATCTGGTGGGCGCGGATGCTCTCGAAGGCTGTCCGCTCTTACGCTCTGAACATGCTGGAGGATGAGAAATACGTCGAGAAGCGCGGCTCTACCTACGTAAACGTCTGGATTCGACACATCCACATGACTGGTTCGGTGGGTGAAGTGGAGCCTGACGTCAACGAGAGCTTCCCGATCTCATGGGCGCAAAAGCGGGATATGATTCTCCAGCTATTCCAGGGTGGTAATGAGGATGTAATGAATGTCCTCCGACACCCCGAGAACGCTGGATTGATAGCTTTGATCATCGGCGTCCCGGAACTCTACATCCCAGGAGATGATGACCGGAATAAACAGCTCGTAGAGATCGGGGAGCTTATCCTTGGAGAGCCTCAGCCAACTTTGCCTCCTATGCCTCCTCAAGCACCTCCTCAAGAGGGTATGGGACCGGTTGGTCCTCCTGCTCCTCCTCCGACAGCTCCGGCAGAAGGTGCGCCTCCCGAGCAAGGTGGAATGCCCGCGCAGCCGATGATGGTGTCCTCGGTCCAGGTAGAGGAGACTTTGGACAATCATGAAGTCGAGATGATTACTTGTCAGGCTTGGCTCAAGAGCGAGGTTGGCCTGCAATACAAGAAAGAGAATCCTGGCGCTTACCTAAACGTCCTCCTTCATATGCAGGAGCACCAGAGATTCGTGCAGATGGCAGAGGCCGCTGCGGCTGAAGCCGAGGCTCAAGGATCCGAAAAGCAACCGCCTCAGGAGTAGATAATGTTTTTCTTCAAGTCTCAACAGTTCTTTTCACCCGACGACGCCGGAGGCGGATCCGATGGAGATTTCTCTGCAGACATGGCCGTCCTCAACGAGCCATCTGGAGAACCTGAAACTCCTGCTGCAAAAGCTCGAACTTTCAACGAGGAACCCACCCCGGAAGATCTTGCGGGAGAAGAGGACGAAGATGGCGAAGATCAAACTGACGAAGGTGACGAGACCGACGAAGGCGAGGAGTCCGAAGAGACCGACGAGGCCGACGCGCCCATCCAAGGTAAGCCGACCCTAAAGGCGATAAAAGAGGCGTTCCCTGGCATCTTCAAGAAGTTTCCGGAGCTGAAGGCATCCCTCTTCCGCGACCAGGAATTCTCGAAATACCACGCAACGCCCGAAGACGCCTCGATTGCAGCGACGAAGGCTGACAATTACGACCGGCTGGAATCCACGCTGGTTCAAGGGTCTCCTGACCTCCTGATGAGTGAGCTTGCGGAGAACAACCCCAAGGCATTCAAAGAGGTTGCTCTCAACTGGCTTCCGAAGCTCCGAGAAATCGACGAAAAGCTTTTTATTTCGGCGACCGAGCCTGTCCTTGAGGAGCTGATTTTCTTAGCCTTCAAGCATGGAGAGAAAACAGGAGACAAGAACCTTGCGATGTCAGCGCGCCACCTCGCGAATTTCATATTTGCGAATGGTGGGGAGATTCCGGACATTTCGAAAAAGCAACAAAAAGAGCCGAATCCTGCCGAAGTTCAGCTACAGCAAGAACGCGCGCAGTGGGCTCAAACTCGATTTCAAGAGGCTGATGGAGAGATTTTCAACTACGTGACGTCCTCCCTCGACCAGACCATTCGACAGGGTTTGGACCCGAGCGGAACGATGCCCGAACGGATGAAAGCCTCCATCGTCCAGGACGTAATCAATGAAATGAACGCCCAGCTCGCCAAGGACCCCGTCCACGCACGTAGGATGCAGGGTCTATGGAAACGAGCTGCTGGCGACGCCTATTCACGACAGAGCAAAGAGAGTATCGTAAACACCTACCTCTCGGGTGCGCGTCCGCTCTTGCGTGACCTCCGGAACCGAATCAGATCGGAGTATCTCGGCTCCTCCCCTTCTCGCAAAGTTGCGAACGGAAAGGATGAGAAACTCGTGAATACTCCACAGAAAAAGAAGCCCTTCGAGGGATCTTCGAAGCGGGTAGATTCAAGGCGGGAAAGGGCGACGGTTCTCGATCCGAAGAAAATCGACTACGCCCATACTACCGACATGGATATACTCTCGGGCAAGGTCACTCTGAAGAAATAGGAGATTTATGGCTCTAACAGAGACGCAGGTAGTTGCTGCTGAGCTGGAAACAGTCCAGAGCAAAGTGCCCGTCCTGTTCGACCGCGATTCGCTTTTCTACGGAAACATCGAGAAGCGAGACGTAGAGAAGGTTTCCAACCGGGATATGCGCGTCCCGATGGAAATCCGACCCGGTGGACGGTTCGGTTACTTCTCTCCGGATGGCGGCGACCTGGGACGCGGCGATGGTCAGTCGTTCGAGAAGGCTCTCGTCTCCACGGTCCACATGAAGCACGGTGTGGAGTGGCAGAAGCGGGCACAGTGGGCGACGGACGATACGAGGAAGTCTGTAGTCAACGCATTCCGGCAACTTCTCGCCAAGGCGATGGCGGAGTTCCGGCGTCAGGTTGACTCCTCGCTCATGACCGGAGGCAACGGAGCAGTTGCCACGATCACCTCGGTTTCAACTGCGGGCGGCCAGGACACCTACACCTGCACGACCGATGGTTTCGGTGTGCGCCTCCTCCGATACGGGCAGTTCGTCTCCGTATACGATGCGGCATTCGCAGCGGCCAGGGTCATCACTCCCTCAGCTGGCGCAGCCCTCGTCGGAACGGCAGCCCAGATCGACATGGTGGATTATGCGGCCAAGACCTTCCGCATCAAGGGCGCTACTACTACGCCGACCGCTGGGGACCGGATTGTCATCGAAGGACTATCTGGGGCCAATCCAGTCGCTCTGCTTGGTGTTCCCTACCACCACAACAACGCATCCACTGGGACCTGGCTCGGTCTTGATCGCGCTCAGTTCCCAGAGATTCGAGCTTCCCGCGTTGCAGCGGCTGGTCCGTTGGCACCTGCACACGCGCGCGTTGCTCTGAATCGTATCGGAGACCGCATCGGCCTCGACAACGGTGTCAAGGTTCAGGCGTGGATGCATCCCTGTCAGGTCCAGAGCTACGAGGAACTGGGGCAGGCGGTGCAGGTTGTCAACCGCAACGGCGGATCGTCTCAGGGTCTCGACCTCTATTTCGACATTCAGCAGATTGCTGGAGCGCCGATTCGCAGGTCGTATTCGTGGGACAAGACGCGCATCGACTTCATCGTCGGAGAGGTCTGGGGACGCGCCGAAATGCATCCCGCTGGCTTCTACGAGGAAGAGGGTCGGCGCCTCTTTGAACTTCGAGGTGCCTCAGGTGGAGTTGCCACGGCGACGATCTTCTACCTGACTGCCTCGTTCAACACCTTCATCAACAATCCGGCTTCGTGCTCATACATCGATACCCTGACGGTCCCGTCGGGCTACTGATGTAGAGGGGGTCCGGAGGTTTTCACGGCCATGAGCCTCCGGACCTAACTTAGACCGCGGTGCAGGGTTTTTACCGTTTCACCTGCTTTGGGTCTATCGGAGCGGAACGGTGTCAGATAGGCCACGCGGCTTTTTTATGAACGCACTAATAGACTACTTCAATCAGAAGCTGTCGGATCGAGGGAGGTCGCTAGATGGCCGCCCAATCTGGAGAATCTCGTGGGCACCTGACCAGAGGGAAAAGAGACTTGGAACCTTCTCCGACTTTTACGGATCCATCTTTCTTCGAGAGCGAACAGAAGTTAGAGACGTCCCTAAATACTGGTATGTGGGTCCGCGTTGGGTGCTTGAGCGTCTTACTTATCTACCTCCTGGTAGCTCTGTTCATCGCGAGCTTGTTTCTCAAAGCTCCCCTCTTGACATTTCTTCGCCGGTAAGGAGCGGCACCTATGAGCCTGTCTACGTTTTTCAAGACGCTAAAGGTGAAGCTCTCCCGGTCACTGAGTGGGCTTTGGACGCAGTTATGCATACTGCTGAGTTCGGAGAAAGGCGGAAGCTTTCGGACTCGGATATGAGGGATAAGTATCACGCCTCAATCGAGGAGGACGCGAAATACTTCGAGGCCCAATTCCACGAGGCTGGGAGATCAGCCCTCTTTGCATTCGAGAATTCTGTATTCGTAGACTCAACGAAAGTTTATAAAGAGAGCGTCCATGCCTCCGAGATCTAACGACATCTGCACCATCGTCAGTATCCTCCCGTATCCTCTTACCGAGGAGAAGCCCGGACTCGTGCCCGGAACCTTCGTCATCCCTTACACGGAGCCAGGTGACTTCTCTCTCGTGAATATCGAGAGATGTCAACATGCGGTTTATCTTGACTCTAATCGCCCTCGTCTTATCGTTCCAGACCCCTCTGACCTCGTAGCCAAATCCATCGCCTACGATCATAAGACGGCTATGGTCGGTTACGTGGCAGGGGTCGCGGAGCCGGGGATAGATTGGGTCTGGGGTGAGTATTTGAACAACGAGAACGGGAAGCTCGCATTTGCCGCCGCGCATGGAGCCGTTCTGGAAGGCCTCAACAAACTCCAGAACGAGTGGTATTTGCGCCTCCTCCAGATGGCCGACGACGATTGGGCGCGCTACCGGCAGCACAAGTTCATCACCGGCCTCCAAAGGACCGCAGCTCAGGTCCTGGGACAAACGGATCGGGACTGGATGGTCCAGAACCGTGTCGAGGAAAGCCTCAGCAAGTGTAGGTTCTGCTTTGCTCAGGTTCACCCGATCGCTTGCATCTGCCCCTCCTGCCACGGAATTCTGGACAAGGCCAGATACGAGAAGGAGTTCCTTGGCGCAGGTGTCATCGAGAAAGTGAGAGGATAATGCCAATCTATCAGATCCCTTGCGGCGTTCCGACCCAGATTCTCCAGAACGTCGTCACTGCTCTCCCGTCCTGCAAGGTCCGAATCAGAGCGGAACCGAACTGCGAACTCGCACAAAGCCCGACCGGACCCTGGGCTGCAATGACTGGACCGGTCGAAGGTTTCGACTCTGCAGCGACCTACATCCGATGCACTACCGCCGCCGCGATGGTGACATGTGTCAAAGGCTGAACTCTGGTCGGTGACGCTGGAACTCTGCAAGGGTGATCAAGTCGTCGCCAAACTGGACATTTCGGACCCTCATCTGAAAGAGATCCTCGAAGCCCTGGAGAAGTGGTTGGAGATCCTGAATGCCGATTGACACTTTCAACGTGGAGGAGGTCTTTACCTGGTCGGCCCCTGAGCATCCTCGGGAGAGGCTTGTCGCAAAGGTTTCTCTAGATTTTGTTACCTTAGCTCAGAGTATCCTCTACAATGTTCCGGACTCTCAGGAACGGGTGGATGCTCTGAAGCTCCTGTTTGATGCAGAAACGGTCTGTATTGCGCGTATAAAGGAGGGATAGGATGATTGACAAGCCGTATGCGTATCACAAACCCTCATCAGTTGGACTCGAGAAAATTACCGAACTTCGAGGCCTTTTTTCCTTGGTCGAGCAGAAGCTGAAGGAGATTTGCCCACCCTCCCGCCAGCTCTCGATAGCCACGACGAAGAACGAAGAATGCTCGATGTGGGCAATCAAGTCAGTCGTATTCAACGACCCTGATTCAGAAGTAGAAGGTTAGAATGGCGATCCTGGCAGCCACGATCCTACAAGGTGCAAAACCTCTCCTGAATGATCCTCAGGGGATAATGTATCCGGATACTGCGCTCCTCCCGCTCTTGAGTAAGGCATACCGGGAACTCCAGACCCGCTTGTCTCGCTCGGGCATGGGAGTCACGAAAGAGGTAGCAGAGAGGGTGCCTGTGAATGTCGGGGTCGTCGCTCTCGGAGATGGCTCAGGTTTACCTCTGGGCCTTCTCTACCCGATTGAGATTCGAGAGGGTGCTAGAGGCGCACCCCAAACCGAGTTTCGATATCTCGAGGAGAGGAACTGGGAACCAACCTACAAGCCGACCTCGGAGCTTCAGTGTTGGGCATGGCGGGAGGAGGAGATTAAGCTCTCTCCTGCCCTCACAGATCGAGACCTCTACATCAAGTTCATGAAGGGGCTGACCCCGATAACTGACGTCAACTCCAACATCCAGATCCTCAATTCGGAACTGTTTCTGGAAGCCAGGACCGCAGCGATTGCAGCAGCCCTCCTGGGAGAGAACTACTCACGCGCGCAGAACCTCAATGCAGACGCCGAAATGTGGTATGACGTCCTCATTGGAGGTTTAGTCAAACGGGGTCAACGAATGCCGGTTCGCAGAGGGCGGACCAGATACCGCGCCTAGCCGCTCCGAGCTAGGGTCTGTCGGTCGAGGAGAGAAAATGCCTATTCTGTTTACGCCAACTCAGAAGCTCCCGGAATTCCGCACGATTCGAGTCGTCGGGACGCTTACCTTCTCTGGATCCTACGTTACTTCGGGAGAGGTTCCTATGGGCCTGCTGAAGCCCGGAACTACTAAGGCGCCTCTCTGGGCGACCTTCTACAACAAGACTGCACATCAGTTCCGTTACGATGTAGCAACAGGGAAGATTCTCTGCTTCGTTCCAGCAGGCACCGAAGTCCCCGCTGCTGCATATCCTGGTGCGCTTACTGCGGACGTGGTGACGATGGAAGTCGAGTATCCGAAGTTCGGATAATGTCCCTCCGCGACCACGATCCCATTTCGTTCAATCAGTTCCGCGGCACTTTTGACCGGGGGGAGGACGAGTCTGTCCCCCCGGGTTTTTTCAAGGCGTCGAGGAACATTCAGTTCATTAACCAAGGTGTCAAGACGAGGGACGGCTCCTCGATTGACACCTCGGAGACTGGGCCTATCCGACGCATCGCTATTTATAAGCGTATTGGAGAGGTCGCGCGTCTCTTAATCTTGAATTCTTCCGGAGTTCTTTACGACTCCATAACTCACACAGCAATACTTACCATCCCGGCCATGACTGACTTCAGCATGGTCTCGATGTTTAACCGAGCCTACATCACTCCGCACAATGGCCTCCGCGGTCTCCCGGGAGAGAAACTCTATGTGTATGAAGGGTCAGGAGTTGCACGACCAGCAGGTGGAACAGCTCCGCCTCCAACGGGAATGGCAGCAGCAGAGGGAGTTGCGGGGAACTTCGACCCGGGAATTCATCTTTTCGCAGTTGCGTTTGAGACTGCATCAGGATACATTACGCCTTTCGGCTCCTCCTGTGCTCTCTCCTCCACGACCGGAGGAAAGAAGGTAGATCTTTCTGCTATTCCTGTCGGACCCACTGGAACCGTAGCTCGAGTTCTGATGGGAACGAAGGATGTAGCAATCAATGGAGTCTTCTCCGGTGACTACAACAACCAAACTTGGTATGTTATTCCTGACGGTCGCATCCCTGATAATTCTACTACGACTAAAACGGTCTCATACTTCGACGCAGACCTCCAGTCAGATATCTCCTACCTCCTAGAGCAGATGGGGACCATCCCCGCAGGAGTAGGAGTTAACATTTACCGAGGCCGCCTTATCATTTGGGGTGAAGATGTCAACGAATCAATCGTTAGAGCTTCCGCCATTGGACAGCCGGAGTCCTTTGACGAGGCCGATGGCTTCGTTACCATCAATCCCGGCGATAGTGGCGGTGGAGTCAGATTCTGCTTCGAGTATCGGACTCAGCTTATTTGTTGCAAGTCTCAGCGATCCTACATTACGCAGGATAATGGAGATAATGCAGGAAGCTGGAAAGTTGACGCTCTCGATAAAAGTGTCGGGACCGAATGTCACGGAGTTGGAAAAATTCTCGACTTTGGCGAGGACGTTCGAGACCGCGCCTTCATCGCAGATAGGAGTGGGCTTCAGCTTTATACTGGAACTTTCTCCGACACTGAGGTCACCAGCAACATCTCCGACGTCTGGGACCGAATAAATAAGGCGGTCTTCTACAAGGTTGAAGTTGCCGTTGACCCGCTCAAGGGCCTCACCTACGTTGCTTGCCCTCTGGATACTGCAACGGAGAACAACGCCCTCATCGTCGTAGACTGGTCAGAAGGTTTGACCGTCGAGGACATTCGGTTCACCATTTGGGAGTTTCCGTATCGGCCTCAGACCGTAGTTGTCGATGTGAACGAGGCGGATAAGGAATCCGTCATGAAGTTTGCGGGCCTCGACTCTCCTTCGGTGTTTAAGATAGTGGAGGATCTGAAGCTCGACAACAACCTCGCTATCGATACTTGGGTGGAGTTTCCTCTCCTCCCGCAAGATGATGATTGGCCCGTAAATCACTTCACCGGATTTCGCGCGCGAATTAAAGGTGTCGGGTATTTGCTGATAGGTCTGACGAGCTTGGATGCTGGACAGCAGGTCGTAGTTCCTCCCATCACTCTGAATCCTCAGCCCGGACGCCCGCTTTTCCGAGGTTTCAACTTTACTTCAGAAAGGTGCTCAGTAAAGTTAAGAACGAATCAGGCTGGCAACTACTTCATGATGACGAACTTCAACTTGTATTACAAGCTCCTCTGGTCGACCCGAGCTGAGTAATGGCCGAACTGGATACCCAACAGCTTCTCGGAGACATTGAGTCCGAGCTCCGTAAGCAGCACATCGATGTTCAGGGACTCATCCAGGGAATCCAGCTTGAGAATCCACGGCTCTATCAAATCCTGATGGAGTTGAATGGTGGCCTCCTCTCGATGCAGGAGGAAATTTTTCCTCTTATCATCAAGGATAGACTCCCGACCACAATTGGTGAGATCCTTCCGGCTCCTCCCTCTTTCACTTTCGCATTCCAACCGACCTCTGTCCGTTTCTTCTGGAGCGAGGTTTCGCAAGCATTTGGTTATGAGATTCGGGAAGGCATGGTTTGGGAGACTGCGACTTTCAGGGTTCGGACTGCCTCCCTCCAGGTCGACTTGGACCCCTTGCTTTCTGGCTCATACTACTTCCTCATTAAGACGATAAATGCGGCTGGGGAATACTCAGCTGATGCTCGCTCGGTCCTCGTTGACGTTCCACAAATTTCTGCGGTCCTCTTAGCTCGTGAGGTTATTGATAACAACGTCCTCCTACGCTGGACCCTTCCGACCTCCACCTTCCGAATCCTTCATTACGAGGTTTCTAAGGGCACAGTTGTCGCGGGTCTGGTAGATTCCAACTTCTTCACGATCTTCGAGAACGTCGCTGGCACCTATGTGTATTCGGTCCTTGGGATAGATGTAGCGGGAAACCGTGGCCTCCCTGCCTCGATTACGGTGCAGGTTGCCTCGCCTCCTGACTATGCACTCCAGGATAAGAGAATCTCTCGGCTTCTTGGACCTAAAGAGGATATTCTTCGAGTTCCGCCCCTAGAGGATTTAGCGGTCAATCCAGTCCTCCTTGGACCTTGGTTCTCAACAACCTGGGAGCAGCACTTCGTTGGGAACAATTGGGAAGATATCCAGGACCAGCTAGAGGCTGATTATGTCATCTACATTCAGCCTACGGACCTAGATGGGCACTACGAGGAATACATAGACTACGGAACGGTGATCAGCAATGTCATTGTGACCGTAGCTTTCAATTTCCAGCTGCACGTTCAGGATGTTGCTGTCATCATTGAGATGTCTAGCTCCTTGGACAATGCAAATTGGACTCCAGTTGTGACAGGTTCGAGCCAGTATTTTCCCACGATGCGGCATCTGTTTCTGCGCCTCAAGTGGACTGCTTCAGATGATAGGGCACTTCTAGAGCTCTGGAATCTTAGCATCTCCATCTCGGTAAAGAGAGAAAACGATGGTGGTGAAGTTTACGCAACTTACAACGCTGTTACAGATCCGGGCACCTACGTCGCTTTTACTAAGCCTTTCAAGGACGTGGAATCCATCACTTGCACCACAAAGTCTGTTACGGAGCCTTACTACGCAATCTTTGACTTCGCGGATGTTCCTAATCCTCTTGGATTCTACGTCTACGTCTTTGACTCCTCGGGAAATCGAGTGAAGCGGACGGTGGACTGGAAAGCTCGGGGTATCGTCTGATGTGGCAACGATATAATCAGGGGACGCACATCTTCGAGAAGTCCCTCGATAACGGAGCCTCATGGGTTCCGATGCCGATAAATGCCTCTATACTAGAGGGGACAATTCCTCCTTCCTCCATAGGAGGCGCAGTCGCGTTTACCGATAGACAGCAGACCTTTGCGCATAGACAGGTAATACAGCCTGCCTCTGGGGATAGTCCTACTCCCTATTACGCTCTAGAGCTGCAAGGTGGTGGACCAACGGGTGGAGACCACGCAGGTCTCATATTCAATTCGTGGAATATGGGAGCGGATCAGAAGAAGTGGCGTATTATTACCAATGCTGGTCTCCTACGTTTCGAGCCAGTGAGTGATTCGGAGGGAACTACCACTGGTCCTAATAGTTACTTTGACCGGGCTGCAAACTTCAGGTGTGGTGGTAGTCTCTCAGCAATTGGAAATCTCCAGACAGGATCTCCAATTTATCCAGGTCAGGAGGATGCTGGTTGGGCAATACAGGGGAGCTGGTGGCTAGGTTCTCATAGTGCTTACGGACTAAGGTCGAATACAGGTCTGTATCTTTCTGGGAGTCTCTGGGTAGTCGGTGCGACGTCATGCGCTGCTATCTCCTGCGCAAGTATCAACACGAACGGATACGGAGTTACGACTGGTGCCCTCAGCATTACCGGATCGGCGTATTTTGCGTGTAACATATGGCATTACAGTGCTGAGAGCTGGGAGCGTCTTCATTTTACATGGGGTGGATCTACTTATCTGAAAGGTCCAGAGATTCGCTTTCGGAATAACGCAAATACTGACATTGCCATTTTCGATGCTAACGGAGGCCTAACGGTTTCTGGATCTTTTCGGGCAGTAGGAAATATCGGAACGGATACAAATACTTGGCGTAGCAACCTCCACAGCACTGGATTCGTGTATCCAGGAGATGGCTCTGGTGCTCAGGTCTCTTGGTATATCCAAGGACACGGAGCTTACGGCCTCTATTGTAATACAGGGTTCTACGTTCAAGGCAACGTCTGGAGTGTCGCGGGATTCAGTTCGTCTACGTATTACTTCGGGAATTATCACAACGCCTACATCGGTCGGTGGGTAGGTAATTGTGATAACGGCAATTTCCCAGGCACGTCTGGGAATGGTGCGACCAATTCTGGATGGCTCCGAGTCTATGATGGTGGAGGAAGCGCCATCCACATCCCATATTGGTATTGAGGAGGAAAGATGGAAGAACTAGTCCTAACCGACCCTGAGGTTAAACCGGAGGAGGTCAAGAATACCTACAAGGTAATGTCGCTCCTGATGGACCACGAGTATGCAGTGGTGATAGCTCCGCCCCCTGCTCCGTCTGAGACTGGCCTCCTTCGGATCATACTGAAGGACAATCTCGGCGGCACGTTCATGCATCAGTATGTCGGGAAGCCTGCAACCGATTTCATCAAATACATCAACACCGCAAACTTCACAACGAAATCTCTACATAAGAGAATCCTCGAGAGATTATCAGCCGATGGGGTTATCCCTGGGACCGTAACTGGAACTCCTGAACCTCCAACTGGAGTCTTCAATGAATGAGCCACCGAAAGAATTCCCTAAGCAGGAAATCACCCTCGACGAACTCTATCAGATCGTGGGTGAACTCGAAGTCGTCCGCCGGAAGTTTTCTCAGCAACTTCAACAGCTTTACACTCAGGTCGACGAGATGGCGAAAGAAATCGCTAATCTGAGGAACAAAGATGGCGGACTGGCTAAAGCCGACAATAACTAGCAATTACGTTACCTTCGTCGACGAGGTGAAGGAACGTGATTTCGACGCTATCTCTCTGCAATACAATGCGCTCGTAAATCCCCCGAACGCCTCGGTGAAGCTCGTCCGCTCTCCAGTCAAGTTCCAGCAATGGATGACGGGAGCGTGGAACGAGCTGACCCTTTCGGTCGAGGGCGGAGGGACTGGACAGACGAGCATTGCAGGGATTCGGAACGTCATCGGCCTTGGATCAATGGCTTACCAGAACTCCAATGCGATTGCGGTCTCAGGAGGGACAATCGCAAACATCACGTCGGGAGGAAGCTACTTCAACCATCAGGGTGGGACGATAAC